CAGGTACTCCGTCAGAATATCATCAAGTTGAAAAATATTGAAGTTGAAACTTAGTAAAACTTAACATTCGCTGCCTCCCGTATCCTCGATGATGTCGAGATAATCAGCCAGGTCAGAAAAGGCAAGGATGGCCAGCTCCATGAGTACCTTGTCCTGAGTTATTTCTGTGCGATCAACGCGCTTTTCCATACGAGCCTGGATTTCAGCCTGAATGATAACATTTGATAACAGGCGAGCGGCTTGTTCTTGCGCCGTCTTTTCGCTGTACCCCGCCCTCGTTGCCGCCTGTGTGGCGTTCAGGTCAACAAGATATTCCTTGCAGAACATCTCTTGTTTCGGAGTCAGCTTGTCGTTCATCATCCCGGAGGGCTGGCCCGCGACGGCGGCCCTCATTGCCTCGCCCCTTTCGGAGGCCCGGAAACACAAGAGGAAATTTGAGAGATAGCCATTGACAGAATCTCAAAGAAAGACTATTCTCTATTACAGAGGTGAAATAATATGGAATTTAATGATATCGAATTACTGAGAAAGTACCGAAAAGATCACGGCCTGACCTATCCTCAGATTGCCAAAGTCCTGGGGTTTACTTCAATCTCGGTCTATCATTGGCTAAAGGGAGACCGTGAGCCGTCGCCGGTTGCCAGGAAGCTAATCAGGCAGTATTTAGAAGAGCGTCTTTAGGTTTATAGGCTTATAGGGTGCATAGACTACCATTGACCGGCTCAAGATCGTCGCTCTATGGGGCTCTCAGAGCCTCCTTTTCTCGGGAACTGTAAAAAATGAGCGAGAACCGAATCATCCTCCCGGGTGAATCCACGCTTGAGGATTATTTAGACAAAATGATCCAACGCCGGCCGCGCTATGGGATTAAACCGATCGGCCGGGGAAAATGGAAGACGATGAAAAAGCCGCTCTCCGATCGGCCGATCCGGGCGCACCTGGATGGAGAATATAATGTGTCCGTTTTAGGGACATGGTATCCAGAGTATGCAATCCTGGATATCGACAGCCGGCCAAGAAAAGAGGTTGATGAGATCCGGGCTCGGCTCGAACTCGATGAGTCAAACTCCATGCTGCAGAAAAGCGAAAGCGAAGATTCCTACCACATTATTTTTACTCCTGAATATCGCGGCAAGCCGCCAACTCTGAATCTCCTGGATACTGTTTTAAAGCCTTTCTGCGAGGATAGAAGGATAGAGATTTATCCTCAGCGCCGGCGAACGATCCGGCTCCCATTCGGTCCTCACCAGCCGCTCCTGGACTATGAATACATGGGCCTGGATTCATGGAAACAAAAACTCTACTGGTTTGAAAAGCTCGATGGGTTTGATCTTTCATCGGTCAAGTATCACCAATTACTCATGGACTTCGAGCCGGGTCCGGGAAGGTTGGAGCTGCCGTCAAATTTCTTCCAGGAGGCTCAGTATCTTCTGGACGATGGCCTCCAATTTCCTTCAACAAGGCATGAAAGCCAGGGTCGGATTCTTTTCTATCTATGGAGGCAGAACGTCCCAGCAGAAAACGCCGTTGGGATCGTGTGGGAATGGATAAACGAAAAACATAACGGCTTTTCAAAAGATATTCTGAGGTCCCCGCGCCATGTGAAGAAGGACATTGAAAGCCAGGCCGCTCATCTTTGGAGAAAGTATCACATGGGCCAGATCTATCCGGATTCGACTCATAATCTTCATCATGGCTACATCACAAAACCGGATATCCCGGAGATAGTGGAGGCGGTCCGGGGATCCTTGCCGAGGATGAAGTTTCTTTTCAACCTGGTCAAATATTCCTATCCCCGCCGGCATAGAAAATCGATTTCGATACATAGAGATAAATTGATCGGATGGGCCAGTACAGAAACATATTTGAGATATCTCGGTGAGCTCGGGAGCAAGGGCATAGCTGAAAGAAAATCGGCCTATCGCCCGGGCCTTTATTCGAAGGACCTCAAACTTAACTGGAAATTCAGGACCTCAAACGAAGCGGTCCTTTTCGAAGGGAGGTCAATCGAAACTCTTGATGATGCGGTAAAACTCAATTTCAAGCCGGATGAATTCAGACAAATATTAGCAAGCGCCGGCACTCCCAGAAAAAGCCGATATACAATTATAAAATCAATATGGAGGTAACTTTGAGCGTCTAAAAAACCGAACACATTAATAGGTTTCAAGGAAGGACTCTTTTCGGAGCCTGATTTTTTGAAGCTCTTATTGTGTGAATTGAGGAGGATAGTCACATTCAACTTTTTTTGGAGGACTGAAAGGAGAACATAAAATGAGAACCGAAAAACGGCTGCCAGTGATGATAAGGAAACAAAGGGATCTCATAAGATCCGGCCTGATCCGGGACCTGGGGCTTGTTGAAGGGGCCATAACAACCGCTCAGCTGATGAAGAAGGGGTGATCATGGAAAATACGCTTTACTACGGCGACAACCTGGACATTATGAAGCGATACGTCCCAGATGAAAGCATTGATCTTGTTTACCTTGATCCGCCGTTCAAGAGTAACCAGAATTACAACGTCCTTTTCAAAGAGAAGAATGGAAGCCAGGCGGCCGGCCAGATCCGCGCCTTCGAGGACACCTGGACTTGGGGCCAGGACGACGAAGCCGTCTATGTCGATCTGGTAACGAAAGGCGGGAAGGTCGCGGATGTCATACAGGCTTTCCGGGCCTTTCTCGGTCCCTGCGATATGCTGGCCTATCTTGTCATGATGGCGCCGCGGCTGGTAGACCTTCGCAGGGTGATGAAGCCGACCGGCAGCCTATATCTCCACTGTGATCCGACGGCCAGCCACTATCTCAAGATGTTGATGGACGCGGTGTTTGGGGCCGCGAACTTTAGGAATGAGATCGTCTGGCATTATAGAAGATGGAGTGCGGCAACGTCCAATTTCCAGAGAATGCACGACATTATATTTTGGTATTCCAAGTCAAGAAAAGGGTGGGTATTCACACGCCCGTTACAGCCATACAGCCATCCGGAAATGATAGAAGATACGGTAAGGGGTGTTATTGATGGGAAACTTCAGAGACTCAAGAATCCTGATGGTTCCTATGTGAAGCGCGCAAAGGAAAACAAAGGGGTTCTGATGCATGATGTCTGGGAAGACGTAAACTTTATTCCGCCCACGGGAAGAGAGCGCCTCGGCTACCCCACCCAAAAGCCTGAAGCCCTGCTGGAGCGCATCATCCAGGCCAGCAGCAACGAGGGCGACCTGGTGCTCGACCCCTTTTGCGGCTGCGGGACTACCATCGCCGCGGCGCAAAAGCTGGGTCGCTCTTGGATTGGAATCGATATCACACAAGCTGGCATTGTAGTCATCAAAAAACGCCTGCAGGATGCCTTCGGAACAGAAGCAAAATTCGACGTCATGGGCGAACCGACAAGCCTTCCAGACGCCGCGGCCCTTGCGACATCTGATCCATATCAGTTTCAATGGTGGGCGCTGGGACTTATCGGGGCGCGGCCCGTTGAACAGAAGAAGGGCGCCGATAAAGGGATTGACGGGAAGATCGTTTTTCAAGGGGACGCGCCCGGAATATTCGAGAATGTCATCATTTCCGTAAAGGCTGGTCATACAGGCGTTAACCACGTGCGGGATCTCCGCGGGGTTGTCGAAAGAGAAAAGGCGGCGATCGGAGTCCTGATCTCGATGGAAACGCCCACAAAGCCGATGCAAACCGAGGCTGTAACGGCTGGTTTCTTTGAGTCAAAGATTTGGGGAAAGAAATATCCAAAAATTCAATTACTCACCATCGCCGAACTTCTCACGGGGAACCAGGTTGACATGCCTCCGATCCGCCAGGTTGGGGCGACATTTAAGAAGGCCGAAAAATACAAAGGCGTGAAGGCCGAGCAGCTCATGTTATTAGAAAAAAAAAGAACAGAGAAGTGAGGCTGGCCGGGGCCAGGGAAAACGCGAAAAACCTATAAAGGGGGAAAGTAGGAAAGTGCGACGCAATGAGAGGCCGCATAAGCGACAAACTCCCGCCCGGCCAGGTGATGGGATAGGGGAAAAAATATGATAATCACCCTTTGCAATGGGAAGGGCGGATCTGGAAAAACGACTCTCGCCGTTCTTCTCTCGCACGCCCTGGCGGAAGCTGGCAGACGCGTCGCGCTCCTCGATTTAGACCCGCAAGAAACGGCTAGCAATTGG